CGTCACCTGGGTTTCTATTAGTAAAGATAATTGTTCTGTTACGTAGATCAGTAACTTCATCAATACCATCATACTTGTCTAAGAATGGTCTTACCTGTTGATTGTTAACTTCATCAAATCTTAGTTCTGTAACTAAATCAACTTTAGCCACAGTGTCCATGTTTAGGAAAAAGTTTTGTTCTGTGTCTAGTGGAACATTAAATTCAATAACGCCATTGTCGTCACCGTTGTTGGTAACTCCCAGTACTTCTCTGCTTGATTGATTAGGTTGCCCTGGAACTAAACCGTTAGCACCTGGGTTTGATTGAATCCAAAACGGGTTACCTGTTTGTTGAACATTAAACTTATAATTGCCGCCTCGGACAACAGTGATAGTTGGATTAGAACCTTCTACTCCACTAAGATTATAGTCAAATTCGTTCCTAGTAACATCGTACTCGTCACTGGTAGATATTTCAGTAGCACCCACATCAACTGAGTTAGGTCCTTGAGGTAACCAATAATACTGACTAAAGTTTACAAACTTATCGTAGTCTACAAACGGATCCCATGAATAGTATTCTGAATCAAATAATCTATCATGTCTATTAACATTAGCACCTGCTACCTGTAGAGCATCTACAATACCAGGATATGTTACAAAGTCACGAGTTTCTGTGCTATCTTTTTTCTTATAAGTGACTGTTGGCTCTAATTGATAGGCCGCACGTTCTTGATCTTGTTCTAATACATAACTGTCAAGACCTCTAACACCTAATCCAGTTCTGCGACCAATAAAACCTTCTACACGTCTTAACTGCGGACGTTGTACAAGTTGATCCAGTGTAGCATTGAGAAACTTTTGATTAGTTTCTGTTTGAAATATTTCAGGTAATAGATCTAATGTTCTTGTAAATCTTGCCATTCTTTATCCTAGTTCTTTTTAAGTTCGCCTGCTGTGAGTGCGTCAATAACGTCAATGTCGTTAACTAACGCCGCATTAACAAATATTTCGTTTGGCGCACAACGGATTTCATATAAATCACCAAATGTTTTTGTAGGGTCTGTTGGTACAATAACTACTGAACTAACAATGTCACCTAGTTCTTCGTGTAGGTATGCTGATAGTTCTGAAAAGTAGAATGTATCACCAAAGTCCCATTTATCAATTGTAAAGTATTGATTCAGTGCTTGTACAACACGTGACTTAATTTCACCAGTTGACACTACAACACCTGACTGTTTAATAACTTTAAGTTTGCCTTGTAATTCTAAACTTGCTTTTTCACCAAACAACGGTTTGAATGTTACTGAGTTAAGAATTAAATTGTCACTAGACATTTTATAATCTTCTAATGAATTATATGCTAGGGTTAATTCGTCGATCGTAGGTTGACTTGGTTTAGTAATTTTGCCTGTTGCGTCTTTAATCCAGTTTGTGTAGTTTGTATAGTACGTATTAGTTACTAGATACAAATCAATAATGTTTGTTAATGCTGGATCAATTCTACGTGTATTAGGTGAATTATGTTTATATTTAAAATAAAAGTCTTGTCTACCTACAGCTACACGATAGTCCTTGGTTTCAGTAATTGTAAACTCACTACCTGTAATTGATAATTGATAAAATTTCTTATCTGTATAAGCATAAAACACTTGACCCTGCAGATACTCTTTTTTCTTAAGCTCAACACCCTCTAAGTCAGCATACATTATGTTAATTTTACCACTGTTTAATGGTACCCATCTTTCTAAATTGTCAAAGTCTGTTTGACGTTCAAAGAATACATATTTTGTATTTGGACTCACTGTTGGATCTACTAGATCCTTAAAGATATCTGGATTATCAGCAATACCGTCTGCGTCTTTGTCAGCATAACTTACTAACACTTTAAAGTTATCAACAAAACCATCAGTTTCTGTTTCTTGACCAACTATATCTAATAAAATATCTGAGGTTAAGTTTTCGTTAGCATCAGGTTTAGTATTTGCTTTTAACACAGTCACTGAATCGTTAACTGTTTTGCCTGTTTTAGGATCATATACCTTTGAGTTTGAATCATAAATGAATCTATTTTCTAGCACTGATGCAAAATAGTAACTTAGATCTCTATATTTGATAGTATATATTTCGCCATCTGTGGTAAATTGAATTAACCATGAAGCATCACGATTTAAACCATCTTGGTTTTTGGCATAATTGTTATTGTAGTCAGCATTTTCATCTAAGTTGTCTGTTGAAATAATATACCATTCACTAGTTTCTTCGTCATAGCCGATACCAAAGTCTCTATATACTTCGATCTGATCAATCATGCTATTTTCAAATGCTACTTCTAAATCAGTTATAAATTTAGGAATAACTTCTGTTGGAATACAACCATTTGGAAGATATTCATTAAATGTTACAGGTCCAGTACCGTCACTTAGGTTACCTTGACCAAAGTTAGTACCATCTAGTACCAAGTTTGTCACTGTTGCCCATATTGCTAGTTTCTCATTGGCTTTAGTAGGCACGCCTGACTGTAATCTATTGTTAGCATCAAAATATTGATTATCTGGAGCAACAAATTTAACTAACGCACCTTCCTGAATATATTTTGTATTACTTGATGTTAACGCAATAGATATTGGTCCACCCGAGATACTATCTTTAAAATATCCTGTTGTTTGACTAACAATAGCTGTTGAATTATTCCAAGTTAAACCAGATAAACTAATACGCTGAAACTTATCATAGTAAAAGTGTGTTAATGCTCTTGACTTAAGAATTGGTTCTACAGTATTCTGAATAACATCAGCAATATCATTTGTGTCTACAAAACTAAATGTCTTTGTAGGATCTGTAAATGATCTATACAGCATACCATCGCTGGCAAATGCTGTTGTTGATGAATACTTACCTGTTGGGTCTAATAAGTCTAACTGTCTGTTAATACCAACGCCTGTTCTCGACAAGGCTTTTGATTTTAAAATACTTGTAAATCTTGTAAACGGAAAGTTATTGTAATCCTCACCGTTAACCATTCTATTCTGTGTATAAAATGCCGCTGGTGCTCTTTCTTTAATTTCATTAATAGTTTCACGCGATTTAGAATTTGATACCGGGCTTTGTAATGACACTGTCAATGTTAATGTTTCTACTCTACCATTACGGCTTACGTAGTTAATTGGTACTTCTACATTTTGTATTTCTTCAGGATTAATCACATATTCTAAACCATTTGAAGATCTAACATAAGCTCTGTAGTCACCTAATGGAATTTTTGAGAATGTGCCATCACCAAATTGTAATTGTATCTGATCATTAGTTCTTGAATTAACTTGATAAACTTCACGTTCGCCTGTGCCACCTGTTTTATCAATAGCAAAGATATTATCTACAGGTCTCCATTCAGTTAATCCATTACTGTTTTGAGTAAGCTCAAATAACCAAACGTCATTATCGTTAACCCCTTCAATATTAACATTAACTATTCTGTTTGAAATACGATCAACTAGAGTAAAGTCTTGATTGGTCAACGAACCTTGTTTGAACATAAAGAAAAAGCCAGTGTTTTCTGAACCATATCCTAGTTTGTCATTTTTATAAATTATATTAAATGCTCCGCCAGGTCTCGGTGACTGTTCGTAAACGTAGCTTCTGTCTACTGACGTTCCAGATACAATTTCAAAATCCATTGATATACCATCAACGTCACTTTGGAAACTAGCAATTGGAATTGTGTTTGGTGTTGTATTGATTTGATATTCGTCTGTAGTAATACCTAATATGTTCTGGCTGTTTCCTGGTCGGCCAAATCGTTGACTGTCTACCATTGCGGCATTTATAATAGCATTAAACTGTTCTAACCAGTCTGGATTAGTCACTGAATTCCAATTAACTGTAATGCCTGATAAATTAAATCTATTGTAATCTAAAACAGACTCTGTTGTTCTAATTGCTGTTACTTTTAAGAAACCATTAGCGTTTAAGTTTCTTTTAGGAGTGTAACCCACTAACTTGGCTAATTTAGTTACTGAGTCTCTACGCTCTGCTGTGTCTAAAAAGTTTTCTCTGGTGTTTAAGTCGTTACGGAAAGCAAGACCTTGTCCCATGAATGAGATTAGATCTAGCAGTGCAACGAACTCACTTGATTCTGTATAATCGTTAAACGTTTCTGGATAATATAAACGCAAGTAGTCAACCATTGACTTACGTAGAGTTTCAAAGTCGTAACTTTGGAAGTCAGCCTCTTTGTAAGTGCGGTATAACTTCTTCCAATCTTCCGCCCCAAAAATAGCGGTTTGTCTTGTAGTCTTAGCCATAGAATACCTATAATCCTTTTGTTATAAGTATTTATCACTTTAATTAAGTGGGTATATTATACGTAGTTGGCTGTGAGGTTTTCTGTATTGAGGAATATTTTTAGTAATTGGCTTTCTGATGATTGAACTGTTGAAACTGATACTTCACACAATAAACCATTGTTTTGTGTGTAAAACATTATTTCGTTAACTTTAACTCTTGGATCTCTTTGAATTGATTTACGCATTTCATTATCGATCTGATTTAGAGTTTTATCATCAACAGCTTCGTAAAGATAGTCCCACAGAGACGTGCCAATATTTGGCCTGCCTGGCATAGTACCTTGTCTAATTAAAAGATTGTTTAGTAAGTCTCTTTTAACTAATTCAAAGTCTTCTAAGCGAAACTTTTTGTTTCTGCCAATTGAACTGTATCCGTAGAATCTTGCCATAGTATATTATTTATCTTGTATGTTTTGGCGGTATTGCACGTGAGTCAGCAATAATTTGACTAACATTATTGTCTAGTGTTTCTCTATCTGTAGTACCTGCATACGCACCTGGATTACTATAACTCTTGTTTAGGCTTGTTAATTTTGTATCAACCAAGTTAACTGAATACTTGCCGTTACGTGCTGTTTGTTCAATTCCCGAATTAATCATAGCATTACCGCCTGAGCCTTTTGCCCAGTTAGCAACATTGTCAGCACCATATGCTGAACTTGCATTTAATATTCCGCCTAAGTCTTCAGGTGATTCTGTGCCTGTTAATATACCTTTAGCTTTTAATGAACTTAAATTAGTTGATAAAATATCTTGCTGTGCCAGTGTTTGTGCATTTATATCATTTAAAAATCCAGTTAAGTTATTAGCACTGCCTTTACCGGTCCATACGTTTGGATTTTTAAGCACTGACTCTAACTGTGTTGTTACTGTACCAAACCCATCTGTAACTGTTGAACTTGGGTCTTTGATATATTTGCTAACTGTACCTGGTTTTAAGTATCCTGACGATTCTAATTGATCTGGAGAAATACCATACTTACCAATACCTTTATCTACAGATATATCTGTAAAGTCTTGCCCAACTTCTTTGGCTCTTTGTGCTATTACACCTGTAACTTGATCTTGATCTAAACTACCAATTGATTTAGTAGCAGGTATTTGTTTAGCAAAGTCGCTGGATGTAATTTCGTTAGTAGGTAACTTACCAGCAATATTTGATGCTTTACTTGCCAATGCAGGACTTAGTGTTGACGTTGCTGTTTTACCTAACTGTACAGAATTTTCAACACCTAGGTTATGGAATGGCCATGGCTCGTGACTTGGTACTCTAGTAGCAATAGTTTCTAGTTCTCCATACTGAACTTCCCATCCGTTAGCACCAAGTTTAGTATCACTAACTTTATTTTTCTTAAGCAATACATTAGGTGAAACAGGAACACCGCCACCATTATTAAGGTTAATAGTACCTGCTTTGATATCCATTCTATCGCCACCATTCATACTTGACAGTTTTCCGCCCTCAATGGCAACTGTATTATCACTGCGTATACCTGCGAACTGTTTACTATAAAGTTTTGCTTCAGCAATACCTGTTGCCGCAAATTGTGTTTTAGCTTCCATTCTAGTTGATAATTCAGAATATGTTGATATATGTCCACCTGCATACATGTTAATGTCTTTGTCTGCGTGTAAATTAATAGTACCCTG